GGGTCTGGTACTTGTGGGGCGGTGTGCGTGAACACGAACAGACATTTTATTGGGATAGAGTCGAACGCTAAACACTTTGAGAGCGCAAGCCGAAGGATTCAGCGTGAAATTGACAGGCCGAAACAACTAGAACTTATGTAACAATTGTTATGTAAGTTTCATTTTATGGTATAATGATATTGAATACAGTATGTTAGAAGCTGATGGAGTTGAATACCCACCAGCACGAAAGCAGTATGACATCCCGTGTGACTTCTGTCATGCGGGCTTTTTATTATATCCTCGTCGCGTTGGACGATAAAAACGAATGGAGAAAAACATGAAGAACTTTACCAACACATTTTACAAAGCTGATGACGCTCAAATTGGCAATCCTCCGGCTGCGGAGCCGAACACACCCGATAGCGGGTTGACAATTCCAAAAGCGCGATTCGATGAAGTCAATCAACGGGCTAAAGACCTGGAAGCACGATTGAATAAAATCGAAACCGAACGTAACACGGAAACAGAAAACCGCCTAATCGAACAGGAAGAGTGGAAAGTACTCGCAGAAGAACGATTGGCGAAACTGGCAGAAGCAGAACGCAAGGCAGCTAAAGCGGATTTATACGAAAAGAACGCCGCAGAACGTTATGAAAAATTGTTGGAAGAGTTGCCGGAAACAATGCAGAAAGTGATTCCTCAGAAATATAGCGTAGTTGATAAACTCGCATGGATTGATGAGAACCGCGAACTGTTTATGAAACCAGCCGCACCGAAAATCAATGGTGAGAAGGGCGCAGGGGGTAGTACCTCAGAAGCCTTAGACCTCACAGATGAAGATCGCGCAGCGGCCAAGAAACTCAAAATGTCCGAAGAGGACTACGCTAAATATAATTATTAATAGGAGAATACTAAAATGGCAGCTCCCTTATATACTTGGGAATTTGTTTATGACCTTTGGGGCGATCGTGTTCCTAAAGTTATCACGATGGAGGCTACAGCCTCTCTCGAAACTAAAATTGGCACTTTGTTATTCATGACATCTGGTCAGCTTGACACTTGCACCGATGGCACTGGAACCATGATTGGATTGGCCGCAGAAGCCACCAGCGCCGCCGCAACCGCCGCCGACCCCATCAAAGTTGCATTAATCGCACCTGGCATGGTGATTCGTGGCACGGCAACCGCCGACATTTCTGGGCAGACTGGTTTTGCTAGTCGATTGCAAGACATCGATTCAGATCAGCGCGCCGACGAAGGCGATATAACTGGCGGTTTCTTGTCCGTCTACCGGGTTGTACCTGGAACAAGCGGCTTGACAGTCGATTGTGTTGTAACCAACTTTGATATGACTCAGGCAGTCTAAGGAGATATGAAATGACAGCCCCAATGATTAGTAACCAATGGCCTCGATTTGTTCTCCCAGTGATTCGTAAAGAATGGGAACAACAATTAGCAGCGGTAAAGAGCCCCGCAGAACAGCTCTTCGGCATGGAAACATCTGATTCATCCGTGGAATATTCGCAAGGTATCGGTAATATGGGTTTGTTTGATGAATATAACGCCTCTACCGCCGAAGGTATGCCCGCTGCGATCAAGTATGATTCATTCAGTCCGTTATATGAAACAACTTTCACCCACAAAGAATACTCAAAAGGTTTAGCAATTGAGCGCAAATTGTGGGATGACAATCGCTCTGGCACGATTAAACGCAAAGCTACCTCTTTTGGTACAGCCGCCGGACGTTCGCGTGCTTATCATCAGTCTAGTGTTTTCAACAACGCTTTCGCAACTGTAGAAGGCGGCGATGGTGTTTATCTTTGTTCGGCTTCTCATCCGCTCAACAAAAACTCATCTGATGTGTTTGGTAACTTAGGAAACACAGCTTTGAGTTATGACGCCGTGAAAGCTACTTTGATTCTCGGTTCAGCAGCCGTCAATGATCGCGATTTACCTATGCCGATTCTTTACAACGTTCTGTACGTCCCAACCGGGTTGCAGGGCAAGGCTTATGAAATCGTGAACGCAATGGCGAAACCTGGCACAGCAGACAACGACGCTAACTTCTTACAGGCCAATCCTCTCCAGGTCGTGGTAGACCCTTACCTGACAGACGCTAACAACTGGTTTATGGTTGATTCAGCGATGTCACAACAGCACCTGTTATGGTTCGATCGTATTCGCCCAGAAGTGGCAATGGACCCCTCCAGTGATTACAGTCTGGTCGCGAAGTATAGAGGGTATATGCGCTATAGTTTCGGCTGGGACGATGCCAATTGGATCTACGGACACAGTGTAACTTAAACAATTCAATGGAGGGTGTAAAAGCCCTCCAATCCAATCCCTTATGGGACGAGTAAATGGCGCAGTCATGCGTCTAAATCCCGATCAGGGTACTTAGAAAAAGGAAAAAACAATGGCGAACACTCATTTTTCAGGACCAGTTATCAGCACAGGTGGATTCACTGGCGACGTGACCGGCGATATTACAGGCGACGTGACCGGCGATGTTACAGGCGACGTGACCGGTGATGTGACCGGCTTGGCATTACAGGGCGCATCTACAACCGTTATTAAAGAAAGCGGTGCGTTACCAGCGACGAATCTATTATCATTTGTTTATCCAGATGGTACTGATGGTTCAGCAGCGATTACATTGACTCTCGCCGATGGCGCAGCTGGTCAGATGAAAATTATCAAATATGATGACGGAACAGGCTCAACAGCAGACGTTATTATTCACCCAACAAACTTCTACGAAGGTTATCAATTCACATTAGACGCCGCCAGAGACGTAGCAATATTGGTTTTTGATGGCACGGAATGGAATACTATCTATAGCGATGGAACTATCGACGCCGCATCATAAGAAAGGTTTATCAGTGAAAAAAGTAGCAATTGTAGGAGCGCAGACACTAACTAGAGATAACGCACCGTATAATGATGCAACTTATGATATATGGTCATTCGCCGATTGGATTTGTTCAGATTGGCTAAAACGATGCACCGGATTATTTGAGATGCACAGCCCGCGAAACTATATGGACCACTACCGAACGCCTGAATACTGGTCGGAATTGCAAACGATAGAATATCCAGTATGGATGTATCCGGTTGCTGATCCGAAAGTTAAGGGTTCGGTAGAATATCCATTAGAAGGTGTTTTGTCTCTTGTCTCAAAAGGTAAACAGAATGACGCTAATTTTAAACCATTGAACTGCTCAATAGCATATGCAATTGGATTAGCAATTTATTTAGAATATGATGTTATAGATGTTTATGGCGTTGAATTAAATGTTATTGGTGAGTACATGAGCCAAAAAGGAATGTTTGCTTTCTGGTCTGGCGTTGCTTTGGGCAGAGGGGTTGAACTTAATATAAATTGCTCAGAAGGCTTATTTATCGAACCGCTGTACGGATTTGAGGACGATATGCCAACAACTATCATTGGTAAATATATGAACGCATTGACGCAACAAGTGAACAAAGCGGAAAAAGAAAAACTCATGGCACAGGGCGCACTACAACTTGCCACTAAATTATTAAAATATAGGGACGTTTACAAGGAGTAACAAATGCTTCTAACAGCAAAAGGAACATTACAGGCTGCCACAGTCATTGCAAAAACAACGCAGACTATAATCGGCGCTGAAATTCAATGCGGCGGATACTCATACCTGACATTATATTTTGATTATGTCAATGGTGATGAAACCGGCTTATTGATTCAAGCTCACATCATGCAAGTCTCAGGCGGCACGGAATATCAAGATCAAACCTGGACTGCAACCGCAGGAACGAAGACAGCCACAGTGAATGAATATACCGCGACAGCAAACGCTACAGCTTACATTACTTTCGACATCCGCGGGATTGAATTTATCAAATTCACGCAGGGCGGAAGTAACAACGATGGAACACCGACAGGAACGCTGGCAGCAACATATACCATGAAGGCGGCGTAACGTGTGGGTTGTCAACCAAGAAGACCCCGCCGGAAAGATTGACGATGTTGCAACCAGTGGATTATTGGGTGTCAAAGATTCACTCGCTTATATTGGTATTCACGAGTATGAAGGATAAACAATGGATTTCACAATAAAGCACGCAGGTTCAAAATTAGAAGGACTCGACTGGTTTCATTGCAAACATTGTTCTTATAAGACGCCGTCTGAAACAGGCATGATGATTCACATTGAGCAATTCCATCACCACGACACGAAAGAACACACCGTCAAGGAATTGCAAGCCATTGCCAAAGAGAACGGTATCACGATTCGAGGGTCCAAGGCAGAGATCACCGCGCGATTAGAAGAGGCGGGTATCTTATGACGCAAGTATTTGACAATACAATTGCAACCGAGAAAGATTGGGTACGCTTCCAAATAGGTGATACCAATTCTGACGGCATGTATATTGACGACGAAACGATTAATTATTTTATCGACTTGAACTCTAAAGAACAGGCGGTGATCGATTCTCTGAAATACATCATCACGCAACTCTCAGCACCGAATACGAAAATAGATTGGCTGACCGTTAGTTATCAGGACGCCCGGGAAGGGTATGAGAAAATGTTAGCCGACAAAAAGAAAGAACTCGGTATCAACTCGATTTCATTCTCGACAAACAATAATAAAGTATGGCGTGCTGATAGCGACCAGACCGATGGAGATTACGAATTGTGAGACCGCTGATACCGTCATTCGTCAAGAATCGTGTTATTTCGTTGTTAGAAAACGAGATGGTAACCGATTGCATAGTCTATAAAGCAGGTACAGCAACGACTGACGGAATGGGTGGATTCACAGATGCTGCCGATGTATTGGTGGAAACTACCACCTGCTTTATTGGCCAGATTGGTCAGAGCACCGCAGAGCGTGAAATTGCTGCCCAGAACACAGAGGCGGTATTATACGCTTTCAGGATGCCGCACGATTCGTTAGTAACGAAGAATCATTGGATTGTCGCGGACAGCTTGACTTATATGGTTCTCGGATTTGCGAATAGCGATATAGACGTCTATAAAAAAGTCATTGTTAGGCTGGACAGATGAGCGTAGAATATAACAACATCTCAAAAGTGATGGCACTCATCGATGGTGAAATTCAGTCCATAATCCGCGATGAGCCTGAGAACATGCGGAATGATATTCGTGGAGCGATGAACAGCAGCGGTAGAAGTGGCCGAATTTATACTCGTAGAAGTGTTACTCATCAAGCATCTGCCCCGGGTGAAGCACCAGCGCCAGATACAGGAAACCTTGTAGCATCCATTGTAACGAGGCAAACAGACGCGATGCACAGCGCAGTA